GGCAACGTAGTAGACAATTCATTTATATTTGATTCCATCATTTCCGAGATACGCAAGTATCAACTGATTTCGGCCAGCGTACCGGTGAACATGGAGAAACACGACATCGTGCAATCACTAGCAAACGAGGGTATAGAGTTTAACCCGATCAGCCAAGGATTCAAGGTGATGAGCGAGCCTACATTTGCATGGGAGGGATTATTGACCGCTGGCAAGATTGAGCATTTCAATAATCCTGTTTTGCGATGGACAAATTCTAATTGCATGGTAAAGCGCAACGGTGACGATATAAAGCTGGAGCGCAACGCATCGCGTACGGCTGGCATTGTTTGTGCGATTAACGCGTTGGCTCAATGGAAGGGTAACGATGGGAAGCAGGATGAGACAGATGACTTCTTTTTTGTAAACACAACTCGAAAAAAATGATAAAGGAAATTGACGGGGTTAAATACGTGCCTCAAAGCCTAGCTATTCAGCTGCATACATACATTGGTTTCAATAAAATTTTTGAAAGCAAGCTATCATCTGAGAAAACCTATCTGCAATCCTATGAAGAAACCGAGCAGCTTCATGTGTGTATTTTTAAGATGAGGCGTTATTCTGGATGGCAATCATTTGCAAATGCTCGTCAGCGCGGCAAATATCACAGGCGAAGTTCTGAATGGCTTGACGATTTAACGAAATAAACATTGGTTACTACTTGTTATTTTCAATTAACCAATATTTACGTGCATAAAAAGCACGGACTTGGCAAATTGGTTATCAAATACGATCAACAGAGCAAGGACTTACGCGGTTTCTAAACTATCGCGCGATCATCAATACTTTTCAGTAAAAGGTAATGATGAGTCAAGATCATCGGCCAATAAAGGCATATTTACCTATCTTTTTGGATCAGAAACAACGCTAAACGCTACACTTTCACAAGCTGAAAAACTGGCTACTGTTTGGGTTTGTATTGATTTCTTAGCGCGAACCCGTGCTATGTTGCCTTTAAATGTTTTCGACATTCAGGGCAATAATAAATCCATAGCTTACAATCACTCCGCTCAATTTTTACTCCACAACAGACCAAATCCAAACATGAACGCATACCAATTTTGGTACGCGGTCGAATATTGCAAGCATTACAACGGTAACGCCTATGCATGGATTACCAGAACCGGCAAAAAAATTGAAAGGTTAGATTTGTTAAACCCTGACGATGTTACGGTTCGATATGTTGGTGGTGAATTGTACTATCACGTCAAAGGCGAGCTAGTAAACAGCCTGAATCTACTTCATTTTAAGAATTTCAGCACTTCCGGCTTAATTGGCGAAAGTACGCTATCATTTCACGCTGAAACTTTTGGCCATAGCGTTGATTTGAGACGATTTGCGCGTAGAAACTTGAAGGCTAACCCTCCAGCATACGCAACATCTCAAAAAGATAAGCCCACAACCCACACAGGTAAGGAGCAATTAGGCGAATACCTATCAAATGAGATGCAAGACTATGCTGAAAATGGTAGAATGCCGTTTTTATACGCTGGTTTTGAGATCAAAACGCTCGGTTTGAAGCCTCAAGATGCGGCTTATTTGGAGCAGATTTCAGCATCAAAAGAGGACATTTACGGCATTTTTGGAGTGAATCCGGGGCTTGTTGGAGCCTATAAAACGGGTGTTACTTACAATAATCTGGAGCAACAGAATCTACAATACACCATTTACACACTCACCCCTAAGCTGGTAGGCGATGAGCAAGAGTTAAACTACAAAGTATTCACAGAATCGGAGCGAGCTACCAAGTTTTGCAAGTTCAACGAAAAAGCGTTGATGCGCACCGACCTAAAAACTCAAAGCGAGTGGATGATGGCTCAATATAAAATGGGCGTGCTGAATAGAAACGAAGTTCGCGACATTTTAGACCTGAATCCGGTGGATGGTGGAGATGTTTATTACATCGAGGGGAATAACATGATACCGCTCGACTCAAAAGGTATGCCGATCATGCCGGCAGGTCAAGCAACTAAGCGCGACATTCAAACAAACTTACAGCAAGTACTTCGTGACGCTGGAATTAACACTACCCTAAACGGGCAACTTCATTATGAGCAACATTGAGAGAAGATACCATATTGGCGATAAAGTAGAAGTGCGATCCACTGACGGCAAAAAGGTTATCGGTGGATATGCAGCCGTTTTCAACTCATTTAGTCAAGATTTAGGCGGTTTTGTTGAGAAAATAGCCCCTAATTTCTTCGATAAAGTGATGAGCAACGATGTTCGGGTACTGAAAAACCATGATAGTCATTACGTTTTAGGCCGCACCACATCAGGCACGGCAAGGCTAAAAAGAGACGATAAGGGGCTTTATTTCGAGTATGACGATCCCGGCACTAGCTATTCAAACGACCTTTCAATATCTATCGATCGCGGAGACATCAGCCAATGTTCATTTGGGTTCGTGGTTGCGAAAGACGAATGGATAAAAAGAGCGGATGGAAACTGGGAGCGCACACTTTTGGAGTGTGAGGCTTTGTATGACGTTGGACCGGTGACATACCCAGCTTACACCGATACTTCCGTTGCCGCTCGTAACATGGAAGAGGTAAGAAAGAAGCAGGAAAAAAACGAGTTGACCAAGCGTGACATTGAACTTGCAAAAGAAGTATTAGAGGCGCAGCGCGACATGGATCAGCTCACCATTAATTTATTGAAAACAATTTTTTAAACTGAATATGAAAGAGAAGTTAGAAAGACGGCTGCAAGAACTAGAGGGCATTGCGGTTGAAAATCCGAAGAAGATGCAAGGCATCTTTGATAAAGCCCTCACCGAAAATCGCAGCCGTACCGAGGACGAAACCAAGGAATGGGCGCGTTTGAAAAACGAAGCGGAAGCAGCAGCAACCGAGATTCGTGACATCAAAGCTACCCTTGAGCAACTTTCAAGATCAGCAGATGTTCGCCCTACCACTTTTGCCGCTCCCGGTAAATCTGATTTGGGCAAAACCGAAATCAAAAACATTCGAACCGCAAGCATCGCAAAGATTGCCCGCTCATCTAACCCAAAAACAGGGGTTAAATTGGATGGTGTTGAAGCTGAATTGCGCTCGGTTGCTGAAGCTGAATTGCGCGGCAATGGCATTGACATCATGGACGGCGCAGCACTTGTGCCACAGTTGGCTATGCGTCATTTGTCATGGAACGATGAGCAGCGCAAGCAAGAACAACGCGACATCACCACAGGGGCTGCATTAGGAGCCGAATTAGTAAACACATTCACCGACAGAAGCAACTATATTGAGGCTTTGCGCTCTTATAACGTGCTTATGGGCATGGGCGTAGGCGTTGAGCAAAATGCAAGCGGTGACAACAAAAACTATCCGCGCGAAAACTCACTTTATACCGCTGCAATGGCGGCAACTGAAAACGCGGCGGCTACCGAGTCAATGACAGGAACGTTATTTACTACCGTAGCATTTTCGCCAAAAAGAGCAACAGGATTTGTTCAGGTATCTAATCAAATGTTGCCATCAGGGGCAGGTCAGGGCGGTAGCGACTTGGAAGCGAGAGTGAGAAATCAAATCGCAAAAGGCCACGCTACTTTGATGGATGTTCAGGGCATCACAGGCTCGGGTGCGTCAGGTAACGCGCGCGGTATTATCAATACTTCCAACGTTGGAACTGTTATTGGTGGTACTAACGGTGCCAACTTTAGCCGTGCATTCATCACTCAATTTGAATCAGTTGTGGGCGCAGCTGGTGGTGTGTTGGAGCGTTGCAAGTATGCCACTAACTTCTCAATCAACGCTTACGGAAAGCGTACGGAGATTTCGGCTGGATCTGGTCGATTCTTGATCGATGCGGCTCCAAGCTGGCAATTTTCAAACAATTCAACCGGAATGAGAAATATTTCGTTGATCGATCAGTATGAGGCTTACATCTCATCCAACGTGCCTAACAACTTGACTAAGGGCACGTCTTCCGGTATCTGTTCGGCTGTTATTTTTGGCGATCCTAGCGATGCCAAGTACATGCAGTTTGGAGGTATGCAAATCATCGTTGATCCTTACTCACAAGGTGGATCAGCTTTGACCAACTACTACGTGCATCAATGGTTGGATTTCAACGTGTTGCGTCCTGGTAGCTGGGCGATCAGCGTTGATATGTTGACTCCTTAATGCGTTGTTTTTCATGGGTGAGGGTTAAAATCCTTGCCCATGTTTTTCCAATTTTCAAAAATCAATTTAGTAACCTAAAAAATTAAAACCATGTTTGTAAAATTTAAGACAGGCGCATCAGCTTACGGGTTAGGATACCTTGAAGGGGAAGTAGCCGAAATCAAAACAGTAAAAACCCGCGTTTTAACCACATTGACAGACGCTAACGGTAACGTTAGGGGTCAGGATTGGAGAGATCAGGACATCACAGCGGATTTGCTTGTGGAAAAAGGTGTGTGTATTCAAGCAACTGAAAATGAAGTCACAGAATACAAACAAAAACTCAAAGCAGAGGCCGAGGCCGCAGCCAAAAAGTAAAATTGAATTTGCCGTTGGCCTACGCCAGCAAAAACGTTCATTGAATGATCCAACTGACAGCGACATTATCACCGGTAACGATAGAAGAGGCAAAGGTTCAGTGTAAACTGGACGAAACCGATTCAAGTGAAGATAGTCTGTTGAATGGATTGCTAATTTCAGCGACTAGGTTTTGTGAGAACAGAACACATAGAGCCTTGATGCAGTCCGACTGGTTATGGTCAGGTAAGGAGTTTCCGAAAAGGTTAGATCGTGATGGTTGCTTCCGTTTGCCAATGGCTCCGCTCGTTGCGGTTTCATCGGTAAAATATTGGAACGGCACTTTGCAGACTTTGGCACCTAGTGAATACGTTGTAGACGCTAACAACATACCCGGAAGGATTTATTTCAAGTCTTATCCGAGTATTGATGATAGGCCGGACGCAGTTCAAATAACCTTTACCGCAGGATACGGAGCAGCAGGAGCGCAGGAGTCACAAGAACGCGAAGCGGTGCCACAAGACATTAAAAGTTGCATTTTAATGATTGTAGCAACTCTTTACGAGAACCGCCAAACGATGAACCAAAGCGGAAATATCACAGATGATAAGATTCAGCAATGGGTAGACGGTCAGCTTAGCCATTATTTTCTTCCGTTTTAATGCTAAAAGGAATTGACATAGGCCGACTGGATACCCGACTGAAATTCGAGTCTCTTATTCCAACCGTTGACGAACTAGGCAATAAGCCGACAATAACTTACGGCAGTCCTTTTTATGTTTGGGGGAAACTCAAAACATCAGGGTCAAGTGAGAGCTTCGAAAGTAATCAACAAGTTGGTAACCGATCATGTGAGGTAATTATCCGCTATCGATCAGGGATTAACGAGCAGATGCGATTTACCGACCTTCGGATGGGTGATTTGTGGTATGTCAAAGGGATTGAAAGCAATATCCGCGAGGGTTATTGCAGACTGCAGGCAGAAAAGCGCGACAATCAATGAGAATCGAGCTGAAAGGCGATAAAGAGTTGATCGGGCTATTTGCAGACCTTGGTAAGAACACATTTACTGACGGAGTGATCAGGGACATAGCCAGAAAAGGCGCATCGATAGTTCAAAA